ATCAAAGGCATAGATAAAGATAAATAACATATAGCATTAGGAATTGAACAATGAAATCGTTTACTGAATTTTTAACAGAATCTAAAAAAACCTATCCATTTAAGATAGGAGTAGCAGGTGACTTACCTGAAAATTTTGTAGATATGTTAGAAACATGTTTAGAAAAATATAATTTATCAAACTTGTCTACAGGTAAAAAGACACCTATACAAGAGCGTCCGTTAGATTTTCCACAACTAGAAAATATGGAAGTTACATATTTTGAAGCGGAAGTAAACTATCCAACTACATCTCAAGTTATGCAGGAATATATCGGCAAATGTTGTGGTTGTCCTCAAACACACATTATTGTACGTAATCCTAATGATATGGCTGAAGAATATCAGGAAAAGAAAGAAGATACACCATACGAAGCAATGCTAGGCAAAGACGATATGGGCGGCGAAAGCGCACAAGAATCAGTTGGCGGCAATCGTGTAATGGATCTATTAAAAGAATTAGAAACTGCTCGCAAAGACAACGAACATAGTCCAATAGACGGCGTAGCAGCAGGTGAATCAGCAGATATCACTGAAACAGAAAACACTAAAAGTGTTGTAGGGAGCTAACTATGGACATGAAAAAATTATTAGAATCAATTGATACTATTGATTCAGGAAAAAAAGAAATTAAAGAAATGGCTTCTATGAATATTTCAATGAATGCGGATAGCGCAGATGAAGTTGGAAGACTATTAGATATTGTCAAAGGTGCAGCAGGTGCAGATCATGCGCATACAGTAGGCCCAGACGATATGCCAGAGATGCCTCCAATGCCACTAAAAGGCACAAATGATATGCGTACAGATATGGAAAACTTTTCTAGCATTGTAAACAGAGCTGAAGAAGAAGTAGGTGAAGAAGAAGTAGACGAAAATGCATACAATCAAGCAGCAGCGGCAGCAGCAAGAGCACATAAAAGTGAATTTGAATTTCCTCCAGGATCAGGAAAAATGCACCCAGTAAAAATGAGCAAAGACACAGCACATAAATTAGACGACGATTATGCTAACGAGCCAGATGAAGAATATGCAGATACACAAACAATGACAAAAGACTTGTCAGGTGGGTTAAATCGCGAAAAGAAAGCCTACAAAAAAGCAGCAGGTGGTGACAACCCAATGGCATTAGAAGATTCAATTAAAGCAAGACTATGGGATGCTTTAAATGAAATGAAAGAAGGAACATGTAACGAATGCGGAAATCAAATGTTAACTGCTTCCGAAAAGAAAGAACTTGCTGAACTAGCAGAAGGCGAGCGTCACGGCAACAGCAAAATTTATAAAAAATGCTGGAAAGGCTGTACAAAAGTTGCAGGTAAAAAACGTGGCGAGCCAGGCTCTTGCAAATGTGATTAAAACCCCCAGAGTACTCAATAGCGCCTAATGGCGCTATTCTTTTGAGTAAATACACTATGTCAAAGTCATTAGATGGCGTCTTAATTAAAAAGGCGAATAAAAAAGAAACATTTACCGAAGCTCAAATACAGGATTTACAAGCCTGTATGGACCCAGTATCTGGGTACTTGTATTTTGCTGAAAACTTTGCTTACATTCAGCATCCTGTACAAGGCAAGCTGTTGTACGATCCTTACGAATATCAACTTGGGTTGATGTCAAGTTACCACAACTATAGATTTAACATAAACATGATGCCAAGACAAACAGGCAAAACTACTTGTGCTAGTATTTACTTGGCTTGGTATGCTATGTTTGTTCCTGATCAAACTGTACTTATTGCTGCACACAAATACACAGGTGCACAAGAAATTATGTCACGTATACGTTTTGTATATGAAAGTTGTCCTGATCATATTAGAGCAGGCGTTACTAGTTACAACAAAGGTTCAATAGAGTTTGAAAATGGAAGTCGAATAGTTAGCCAAACAACAACGGGCAACACAGGACGTGGTATGTCAATTTCATTACTATACTGTGACGAATTTGCATTTGTTATGCCTAATATTGCCGAAGAATTTTGGACATCAATATCACCTACACTAGCAACAGGTGGTCGTGCTATTATTACAAGCACACCGAACTCAGACGAAGATACGTTTGCTACTATTTGGAAACAAGCAGAAGATAAATTTGACGAACACGGCAATGAACAAGAAGTAGGACGTAATGGTTTTCATAGTTTTAGATCAGATTGGTGGGAACATCCGGATAGAGATGATGAATGGAAAGAAGAAGAACTTGGACGCATCGGTGAAGAAAAATTTAGACGTGAATACGGTTGTGAATTCTTAGTATTTGACGAAACATTAATTAACAGTATAAAACTTGCTGTAATGGAAGGTAATAAGCCGCTTGTCAATATGGGGCAAACACGTTGGTATAAAAAACCTACACCAGAATTTACATATGCAGTAGCACTTGATCCGTCAATGGGTACAGGTGGTGATAATGCTGCTATACAAGTATTTGAATTACCTAGTTATGAACAAGTTGCAGAATGGCAACATAATACTACTGCTATACCTGGACAGATTCGTGTATTATCAGACATATGCAATTATCTTGTTCAAGAAACTAGTAATGCAAACGGAATTTACTGGAGCGTCGAAAACAATGGTATAGGAGAGGCTGCACTAATCGTTATAAACGACTTTGGTGAAGAGAATATTCCAGGACTATTTGTCAGTGAACCTATACGAAAAGGACATGTCCGTAAATTCCGTAAAGGCTTTAACACTACACATGGTACAAAAATTACCGCTTGTAGTAGATTAAAAACAATGATAGAAAATGATAAAATGATAGTTCATTCAAAACCATTTATATCTGAACTGAAGAATTATGTTGCAACAGGCAGTAGTTATCAAGCTAAACTAGGACAAACTGATGATCTTATCAGTGCAACATTACTAGCCATAAGAATGATGGCTGTGTTAAAAGATTGGGATCCTAGAATTTATAATTCCTTTACACAAGCTGAAGAAATAGAAGATTACGAAGCACCAATGCCAATCTTCGTTAGTACGAACTATTGATAAATACATTATGCAGAACCTAGATAAAATAAGTGAAGAATTATTTGCAAAGATTAGAGGACGCTTTCCTAGTGTGACTATTGGCACCGAAGAAGGAATGATTACTAATAATCCTAGCGAAGCACGTTTCATAGAGTTTGACTATAAAAGCAAAGGCAAAGTAAGTCTTAGTCTAAATAGCGAAGATGGACTTGTAGTCATGCATGGTGCTGATATACTTGCTGGAGAGAATGAAGAAGAATTGAGTGACTGGTATAATTTTTTAAGAGAACTAAGACAGTTTGCAAAAAAACGTTTACTAAATTTTGACACTCGTGATATTACTAAGAGTAATTTACAAAAAAGAGATTATAAGTTTCTAGCCAAAAATGCCGGAGAGGATCAAATGACCGAATCAAAGTTATATGGTACTAGTAGAACTAGCTATCAGAATGTAGACGGAGCACGTTTAGTGATAAAACACAATGCTCCTATTAACCAAGAGTCAGCAACTGGAAGAACAAAACAAATTAGTTCTATCTATATTGAAAGTGCTGACGGAGAAAGATTTAAATATCCATTTAAACATTTAAGTGCAGCAAGAGCAATGGCTAGACATGTTGCCGAAGGTGGTAATGCATATGATGAGTTTGGTAAGCATATAACCGGGCTATCAGAAGAAATGGCAAAGTTACGTAAGTTCAAAACATATATGGGAAGATCAGCTGTAATGGCAGAAGGATTAGAACCATACATGGATGTTGTAAAAACACGTATGAAAGATGTAAAGAAAACAATTGAATCTCTTCAAAAATCGGCATATTATGCAGAGGCAATTGCAAACTTTGAATCAGTAGTAATGGAAGAAGTCCCTGCAGATGTTGCAGAAAACTGGACTGATCAATTAACAATAAAATTATTTAATGAAGAACTGTCAGATGTATTTCCATACATTTATAAACTAGTAAGCGAAGCAACAAAAGCACAAGAATTAGGACCAGATGATTTAGTAGATGAATCAGCACTCAAAGCAGAAAAAAATAAAAAAACTAAAGAATCAGTCTTTATCAAACATGATGAAGAATTTGAAGAAGCATTTGATACACTGATGGGGCAGTTTGCTGAAGCAAACGAAGCAGAAAGAGACACACATTGTTCTGACAAGTGTTGTGGAAGTGATACTAAAGCAGAAGATTGCGATTGTCCACCAGATTGCGATGGCTGCAATTGTAATGCAGATATGGATGAATGTCCACCACAGCAGGACATGGCTCCTCAACAGCAAATGGCTGCTGAAAAGCCAAAAACACCACTAGGTGAATTTATTCTATCATACTATGATAGAGAAACAGGATCATTCCCCAAAGGCGAAACAGCTATATTAACAATGGTTGAAAAAGACTATGGAGATGAGTATGTTCGACCTGCTCATGCGTTTATTGAAAAAATTCACAGTACATTTGTACAACACGAGCGTATGCACAACGAACAAAACGATATTCTTGCGTTAGCAGGAATTTAATTAAAAAAACACTTGACAAAACCGTTTGTAGCATGTATAGTATATATGTGCTACAAACAAATAAGGCACAAGCACATAGGCAATTTTACAAGGAGGCATAACTATGGCAACATTAGCAGAAATCCGAGCAAAGCTCAAAGAACAAGAAGCCGGCCAAGGCGGCAATCGAGGACCACAAGGTCCAAACCCAATTTACCCATTTTGGAATATGACAGAAGGTAGTAGTGCAACACTACGATTCCTTCCAGACGGAAACCCAGATAACACATTTTTCTGGGTAGAGCGTTTGATGATCAAACTTCCATTTGCAGGTATTAAAGGTGATACAGGTAGTAAGCCTGTACAAGTACAAGTTCCTTGTATGGAAATGTATGGCGATGGCTGTTCGATTCTACAAGAAGTACGTGGCTGGTTTAAGGACCCTTCACTAGAAGATATGGGTCGTAAATATTGGAAAAAGCGTTCATACGTATTCCAAGGGTTTGTAACTGACAACCCACTAACCGACGACGAAGCACCTGAGAATCCAATCAGACGCTTTATTATTGGTCCACAAATCTTCCAGATCATTAAGCAGGCGCTTATGGATCCAGACATGGAAGAGTTGCCAACAGATTATACTGCTGGTGTAGACTTCCGTCTTAACAAAACTTCAAAAGGCGGTTATGCAGACTATTCAACATCTAACTGGGCTCGTAGAGAGCGTCCATTAGGCGATGCTGAGATGAATGCAGTTAATACACATGGGCTGTTTAATCTAAATGACTTCTTACCTAAAAAGCCAGGTGAGATTGAAGTAAAAGTAATGCAGGAAATGTTTGAGGCGTCAGTAGACGGTGAAGCATATGATGCAGATCGCTGGAGCAACTATTTCCGTCCAGCAGGCATGCAAGCACGTACAGGTGATCCTAATGTAGCAGCAAGTGCAGGCGCAACTGCAACTAGCCAAAGCGCACCTGCGGCAGCACCTGCTCCAGCAGCACCAGCAGCAGAAACTGCAACTGATACAGGTTGGAAAGAAACTGCTCCAGCAGCACCAGCATCAGAAGCTCCAGCAGGTGATGCAAATGACATTCTTGCAATGATTCGTGCAAGACAATCTCAGTAATAAAATTATGTAGGGGAGAAATCCCCTACACTTTGGCTTAACAAGGAGACACTATGGCTAAATCATTTGATGTTAGTAAGTTCCGTAAGGACTTGACTAAAAGTATCTCAGGCATGAGTAGCGGCTTCAATGATCCTACTGATTGGATCTCAACAGGCTCATATGCACTTAACTATCTTATTAGCGGCGACTTTCACAAAGGTGTTCCGCTTGGCAAGGTTACTGTGTTTGCAGGCGAATCAGGAGCAGGTAAGAGTTATTTCTGTTCAGGTAATATTGTAAAACACGCACAAGATCAAGGTATCTTTGTAGTACTAATTGACTCAGAGAACGCACTTGATGAATCGTGGCTACAAGCATTAGATGTAGACACATCAGAAGACAAACTACTTAAACTAAACATGAGTATGATTGATGATGTAGCAAAGACTATATCAACATTTGTAGCAGACTACAAAGCAATGGATGCAGAAGACCGTCCTAAAGTATTGTTTGTAGTTGATAGTTTAGGTATGTTACTAACACCTACAGATGTAGATCAATTTAGTAAGGGTGATATGAAAGGTGATATGGGTCGTAAGCCCAAGCAATTGACCGCACTTGTTCGTAACACAGTAAACATGATTGGTT